TATGCCTTCTTCAGCTTCCGGACGATCATGTCACCGATGCGCTCGATGTCTGTCTCCTCCCGGACGTTGAAGGTGTTCCCCGTGATACTGACCGTCGGAGATCCGGCCGCAGCTGCGGCGCCCTCCCTGCGGGCCATGCTCACAGACTCATCGTGCGGATATACTCTGGATCCTCTGGGCAGATCGATGATCTCGCCGCCCTTCTCGTGCACCTGGGCAAGGCCTCCGGGCCAGTTGTCCGTGCCGATGCCCAGCGTCGGGATCAGCGGCATGTTGAAGGTCTTCCCTCCTACAGCCGGCACCCAGTCCGGGATCTTGATCCCATTCAGGCCGCCCAGGAAGCCGTTGATCGCGCCGATGATGCCGTTAATCGCACCCTTGAAAGTGCCGGTGATGCCGCTCACGATACCGTCGAAGATCTGGGCGACGCCGCTCCAGGCCAGCTCCCAGTTGCCCGTGAAAACTCCGGTCACGAAGTCGATCACGCCCTGCAGCACCGTCATGATGCTGTCGATCGTGTTGAGCATCGTGTCGATGCTGGCGGAGATGAAGCCCACCAGACCGCCGACCGCTGCCGTGATCACAGTGCCGCAGACGTTCGCGATGAACGAGGCCACGGGCTGGACCGCCGGCATGATAGCCTGGAATTTTGCAATGATGCTCTGGATGTGTCCCCTGATAGATGTGAATACCGGAGACAGTGCGCTCAGGCTGTTCTTGAAGACGTCCATGTGCCTCCGGACGATGACCACGATCGCGATCAGTCCGGCGATCACTCCGATGACGATCATCACCGGAGACGTCAGCAGGCCCATAACGCCGCCCGCTGCCTTCACAGCGATGCCGAGCTTATTGAAGATCTGCACGCCTCGGCCCACACCTGCGACGACCTTGCCGAAGATCATGATCGCAGGACCTGCCGCAGCTGCCATGCCCGCCCATTTGATGATGTTGTCCATCTGGGCATCGCTGAGGCCGTTGATCTTGTCCATCAGGCCCTGGGCGAAGGTGGTCGCTCTCTTCAGGTACGGCAGCATCCGGTTGCCGAAGGCGATCGCCGCGCCCTCGATCGCGGATTTCAGCAGCGTCAGCTGGCCGTTGAGGTTGTCCAGCTGTGTCTTGGCTGCCTTATCCGCGGCGCCTCCGGAGGCGTCAATAGAAGCCGCCAGGGCATCATATTCGTCCGCGCTGGTGTTGATGATGGCCAGCATGCCGGCCATCGCCTGCTTGCCGAAGATCTGCTTCGCATAGGCCGCCTGCTCCGCTTCGCCGAGCCCGGAGAAGCTGGTCCGGACATTGTCGATGACTTCCTCGAAGGTCTTCATCGAGCCGTCCTGGTTCTTCAAGGAGATGCCCAGGGCGTCCATGCCTTCCTTCATCTGCTTAGTCGGTGCGGCCAGGTTTGAGATCGCGGATCTTAAAGCCGTGCCGGCCTGAGATCCCTTGATGCCGTTATTGCCCATGACGGCCAGTGCTGTCGTGACCTGATCGAGCTCATAGCCCATCGTTCCGGCCAGCGCGCCGCAGTACTTATACGACTCGCCCAGGGTTTCCACGGAGACGTTGGCGCTGGTACATGCCGCCGTCATCGTGTCTGCGAAGAGCGCGGAGTCCGCTGCCGTATAGCCGAAGGCACTGATCGCGTCGGTGACGATGTCAGACGTCAGCGCGAGATCCGTACCGGATGCGCTGGCGAGGTCCAGGATGCCCTTCAGGCCTTCGATATTCTCCTGGGCCGTCCATCCTGCCATGCCGGTGTACTGCATGGCCTGAGCGACTTCCTGGGCGCTCCAGGCTGTGGTCGCGCCGAGCTGCTGGGCGAACTTCGGCAGGCTGTCGTCGTAGGTGTCGCCCATGATGGCGTGCACGTTCGACATCGCCGACTCAAAGTCCGCCGCCGTCTTCACTGCTGCCGTCGCAGCTCCGGCCAGCGGCACCGTGACCGCTGTCGTGAGGCCGGCGCCGACCTTGGAGATCGACTGCCCAGCCTTCTCGATGTCCTTGCCGACCTTGACGCCCGCTTTACTCATGGACGTCATGGCCTGGATGGACTTCATGGCCGGAGCCGTAAAGTTATCTGTCAGCCGGAGTACAGCATCAATTACTCTGTTTGCCATGCTTTACCCCCTTACTGCTGGGCCATGTCCTCGACTTCTCTCCGCAGGAAAGCAGAGACGATCCGCCGCTCTCCATAGCCCATTGAATAATAGTCTGATGGCTTCCAGCCATGCAGCCGGAAGAGGGCATACATGATGCTCACCGCTCCATCAGACTCGATCAGTTTTTTACATCTTCCTCGACGTCCTTATCGGACTGAGCGAAGCCGGAAAGCTCCGTGATCTTGTTGGCCACATCTGTCAGCTCGCCGCCCGGGAAGAGCAGCTTCGCCAGCTCCTTCGGAGTCGCAGCGCCGAAGTGAGCCTGCAGATCCTTGTCCTTAAGACTCGGCTCGACGACTCCTTCCACGACCAGCAGGGCGTTGACGTCGTAGGACTTGGAAAAGTCCGCGTTTCCCCGCTTATCCACGAGGCGTGTCGTGATATCGGTGTACTGGTCTCCGGAGAGCGCCTTCACCTTGATCATGACCGGCTCGCCCAGGATCTCGGACAGCCGCTTCGCCTGCAGCTCCCCGGTCTGTCCTTCCGCAAATTTGCCTTTATCAATGGCCATTAACTTATCAACGAGACTCATTTATATTCCTCCTTTAACGCAAATAAGGGCGCCGTACTTATGCAGCACGCCGCCCGTCTTCGTCTTCCTGTTTAGATGCTGTCCAGGTAGTCCCAGTCTTCAGCCGTGAAGCTGTAGGACTCCTCTCCGACCTTGCCGGCTTCCCAGTCTGCCAGGATCGCCTTGTCGAACTTGCAGCCATAGGCCACGACTCTCTCGGCACCGATGGCATCCGGATCCGCGAGCTTTGCGATGATCTTGAAGCTCGGCGCCTTGCCCCTCTTCAGAGTGTCGGAGATCTTCTTCGACACAAAAGAGCTGACCTTGTGCATCTTGACCTCGCCCTTCGGCTCGATGCCGGTGAGCTTCTTACCGGAGACGAGATTCCTCGTCCGGTTCACGTCGGAGTAGTTCGCATTGATCTCGAGCTTGAAAGCCGTTACCTCTGCCATGTAGGTATCGTCGATCCAGCACTCTCCCCAGGTTCCATTGATGACCTGATCCGCTGTAAATCCGTTCATACTCTACCTCCCTCCTTAGATATAGATCTCGAGCTGGATGTCTTCCATCGCGTCGAGGATGGAGATCACGGCTCTGAGGAACACATGGCTGCCGGTGTTGCCTTCCTTGATCTGCTGATCGGTCATGTTCTCCACATCTTCGCCCTGGCTCATCAGGTAGTTGCGCTGCGCGGTCAGATCGATCTCGCAGGTACCGTTTGCCAGGAGGCCGGTCCGGATCAGCTCTGCGAAGTAGGCGTTTACCGCCGTGATCAGCAGGCACTTGTTGTCGTAGCTGTTGGCATACTTGCCGATGTAGCTGTCCTCCAGAGTGCCGCGGATATCGGTCTGGATCTGGTCCATGATCTCCACGATCTTGATCTTCTTGAAGCTGTCGCCCTTGCTGTCGGTCGTAGTGACGAAAGAGTTCACAGCTCTGTTGAGCTTGACCTTTTCGCCGTCCCAGATGTAGACCAGCTTGCCGGCAGAGACCGCAGCGTCCGCCTGGGACTTCGTGAGCCTGGTGCAGTCCGCATAGTCGAGCAGCGGAGCGTAGGTCGCGGCGATGGTCATCGGAGTGCCGGCGATCAGGCCGGCGATCCTCGGAGTCGTCTGCTCCGGAGTGACCTCGGTGCCGTCTGCAGTGTACAGACTGGAGGTCACGTTGACGATGCCCTCACTGTCCGCGGTCTGATTCGGCAGCACTGCCTTCCTGCCCAGATGATAGTTGCTCCGGAGGCCCTTGATCCAGGTCGCGATCTCCGCAGCCTTGCCGTCGGTCTCGACGGTCGGGATCGCGATCCAGTCGAAGTTATGGGTCTCGAAGTACTTCTCCATTTCGGTGTAGCATGCCGCGATGGTCTTGGACTGGCTCACGGTCATGACGTACACGATGACCTTCTTCGGCGTGAACTGATAGCCGACGAGGGCATCCTGCACGTATTTCTTATTGGCGTCCGTCAGATCTGCAGGGATGTCGGATACCGTGTAAACGATAAACGGCCCTCCCTCGACGGAGTCTTTAAGAACGAGTGCGACGGTTCCGCGTTCGCTTCGCTGGATCGCGGAGGCGCCCTTCTCAATAAAGGAGATTGTGATCTCCGGAGAAGTTAAATTTGCCATTTCGCATTATCTCCTCTCAATTATCATGATTTACAGAGAGACGGTAGGTCACATCTTCCATGAGATCGTAGTCATCAGGATCCGCGATCGTATCCATCCACTCAATGGTTACAGTTATCTGAAAAACGTCGTTTTTCGCTCCGGTGTATTCCATCTCCACACCGGACACGGTCAGCTTCCGCTCGCCGATGGTGAGCTTCAGCCCGAAGGCCTGCCGGACCGCTGCGAGGACCTCGAGCTCGAGCTCCTCGTTTGTGACCTCCTCCATGAGGGAGATCTTAAAGCCGATCCGCTGCTTCACCAGGTTGGTCGTCTGGTATTCCAGCAGATACGGGATGATCTCCGTGTAGAAGGACGGGCGCTTAAGAGCGCCGGTCGTATCCGGTCCGTAGATCTTCATGTTCGGGTATATACCCCTCAGGATGCCGTTGCAGGCAGCCTTGACGGTCAGAGCCTCAATCATAGGTTATGCCTCCCCAGCATTTGATTCACATAGTCAGACACATGAGAGCCGAAGCGGTCCTTCCACTCTTCGCGCGTCCTCTCTGCCCAGTGCTTCCCGGCCACATAGCCGCCGGTGTTGACGCCGAAAAGCCACTTGACGTGTCCGTTTTCGAGAAGATGAAAGAGCTTACTCTGGTTCTGGATCTGGACCTCTGTAAGCTGATGTAGGATGTTCTCTTCCTTTACGGTCTTCCATGCCTTCGGGATCGGCTTCTTCCCTCCGGAGTACTTGCTGTAGCCCTTGGCATTGCAGTCCTTTTTCCACTGATTCGCCTGCTTCCGCATGAAACTCGCCGTTTCATCCGGATACTGGTCGATCACGGCCTGCAGATCCTTGTCAAGGTCATGGAAGTCTATCGTCAGTGTGTGCTCTCCGGCCATTAGCTCACCTCCGGCTTGTGCTTGTCATCCTTTTCGGTGCACATCACCTCGAGGATATAGTCAGCCTGCTCCGGATTGATGATCGACTGGATCTCATACTGCCGGCCGTGATACTGCAGCACGTCGGTAGGCCGGAGGCCTTCCCAGAAGCGGATCGTGATCTTGATGCTCAGATCTCTCTGCTCCTTATAGTACTCAGTATACTCAGAGCCGCGGACCGGCCTGATCTCCCCGTAGACCGTCTTTACCTTTACAAGCTGATTGACGTCGGAGCCGGCAGCATTGACCGCGCTCTGGTAGCGCCAGATCTCGATGTGCTTCTTAAGTCTTCCAGCATTGATCGACATCTGATCACCCTCCTTCCTCCTCCCGGATGATCTCCTCCGGGATCAGGTTCACACTGTGCATGCCCAGGATCGTGTCTGCCGTCCGGTTGATGTTCGCCTTATCCACGTACATCTGCCGGTTGTCATACATATCACCCACGAGCACCAGCAGGGCGATCGTGATGTCTTCATGCTCGTCGAGCTCGGCCTCTGTGAGGCCGGTGTAGCTGATGCAGTACTGCTTCGCCGCTTCGGTCATCGCGTCAAGCGTTGCCAGCTCGGCTTCGTTCTGGTCCTCTAAGATGACCCGGCAAAAGTCAGCGACTGCGCTTCTTGTTAGTTCGCTTACCTTCACTCTTCGGCACCTCCTCTGCTGCAGTCTCAGCCTCTTCAGCCTCGACATAGCCGGCCTGAAGGAGATCCTGCAGGATCACCTCATCGGTGATCTCTGCAGTCTTTCCTCGTGCCATACTGATCAGAGGGCCGGAGAAGCTCGTCTTCGCCCTGACCTTCATCAGGATGCCTTCATGGTGAGCTTGGCCAGCTTCTGGGCGTTCTCGACCTTCGCGTCGAATTCCATCCAGGCG